ATTTTAAAGATCAACGTGGATTAACAGTATCAATTGATCGTCTAGTAAATAGACTATTCCCAACTACTGGAATTATGTGTGCACTTGATGTTGAGAAGTTAGACTTAATTGACTTAACTGAGGATGCATTTGCTGATCAAGACGTTCATACACATCGTGTAGATATCGTAGGACACGGATATGATGACTTAAATTTAGATGATATATATGCAGCTGATGATGGAGGGTTTAATCCTGATACAACAACTGCGGATTTTACACCATTGATTGATACACTAAGTTATTCTCGCCCGGCGGATTCTGAACTTGTTTTTGAACTTATTGATGCTGATACAGAAACTAACTTTAATGCTGGATTTATTAACTCTAATCCAGTTGCAAACGGCGATTTATATGAAATTACTCCAACAAGTGGAGATACGTATCTTGCGGCAATGCACGGAAGTACTTTATATAGTTCATATATGAAAGGATTCTTAAGAAATGGAGATGTTGTTACAGACGGTATTGTTAATTATTATGTAAAAGTTACTGATAATTTAGCAAATGGAACTATTCCTATTCCATATATTAAATTTGTTACATATCAAGACAATACATTTATTAACCAAGACGATATTAATTCATATGCAAATACTCCAATTTTAGGAACACTTGGTAAATATATTAAAGTTATATTAGCAAGTGGTGCTGATTTCAAACACACATTTGATTTAACTACGGATTTCCTTGATTATACGATCCTACAACCAAACCGATTAATTGTTAGCATCAATACTCTTAACAGAGCAACATTTGATGAATTTATCAAAGTTAATCAATATATTAAAGCTAAAACGACTAGTGGTCGTGCTCGTTTATTGAAAATTATTGAAGTTCGAACAGAGGTTCCAGTAAGTTTATCAACGCCAAATATTGCTTCTTATAGAATCACAGTAATGTCTCCAACGACCGATGAAGTAATTGGATTAGATACTACCGGAAATGCAATTCAAGTTTATAAAGGTATTTACAATTTCGTACCTACTTTAAAAGGACAATATGTAAAAGGATTTAAAATCCGTGATACATCACTTCCTAATGGAACAGGAGATCGTCAAAGTGGAATCTTATCATACTTATTTACTGATACTTCTATTCCACAAACTCTTGCAAATGGTGAAGTTGTAGACTTTAGATATGTTGTTGATACTTATGAAGGTGAGATTTCAAACAATTCTAAATATTACCTATCTAAACTTGCTGCAATGAATGGTCAAGCTATGGCGATTTTAAATTCACCATCGATTCAACAATTCGAAAGATCAGTTGATCCAAGCTTTATTGATACATCAAATAAACTTGTTTCGGCAAGACTTATTGCAGACGGTGGAGATCTTTCATTACAACCAACACAATTATTCAAATTTGCAGAAGAAGATGTAAATGGAGTTCCATTATCTTCCTACTCAATGTTTAACTTCCCTAACTTAATCGTAAGAAGCGGAAGCAAAAACATCTCAGTTCCACCAGCTGGATATATTTCTAACTTATATGTTAGAAAATTCAAAAATGGTACACCGTTCTTGATTGTAGCCGGCGGTAAACGTGGAGCAATCAATGATGTTGATGTAGTTGGAATTGAATATGACTTAACTGATGATGACAGAGATTTCTTAGAACCAATTGGTCATAACTTAATTGTTAAACGTAGAGGATTCGGTATCTTATTGTTCTCAAACAACACTGCATACCAACGAATTAACTCAGCGTTAAATAACGCTCACGTTCGTGATAACTTATCTACTATCGAAAAAGATATTGAGAAGATCCTTTTCAACTTCTTATTTGATTTTAACGATGAGATCACAAGAATGAGAGTTAAGACAATTGTTCAAAACTATTTAGATGCTGTTGTTTCAGCAAGAGGATTAAGTTCTTATACAATTACATTCGATTCATCAAACAATACGAATGAGGTGATTTCAGCAAATACTGCGATTATTGATATTAAAGTAGACTTCCCACGAGGAATCCACAAATTTATCAATAGAATTACAATCACTAGAGTTGGAGGTTCATTAAGCTCTGAATCTACAGGATTTATTCCAAGCTTCTAATACTGAAGCCTATTAAAACAAAAAAGGAGAAGATTTTATCTTCTCCTTTTTTGTTATTTAAGAGTATCGGATATCCGAGGTACAGTATCTCGATGAGTTATTAAACTATCAACACTTGTCTTTTTTCTCTTTGGTTTAATTACTGGTGCTTCCAGTCGAATCGTATCATGAATGATCTTTGGCAGAGGTTGCGAAAGAACTGCAGGTATGATAACTTTTTCTTTAGGCAGTGGAACAATCGGTTTATGTAATCCGGCAACTATCGCAATTATAATAAGTCCTACTGGAATACTAATAATGGTTATTCCTGTATAAAAAAGGTTAGTGAACGGTCGCACGGGTTAGAGTTTTATGGATGTTACTTAATGAATGTTTCACATTTGATCTAATTTCAGTCTCCATAGCATCTCTGCGTTTTTCAACATCAAGGTCAAACATATTTACAATTCGACTAAGCGCTTTTCCCCAGATATCGATATTATAACTATAATTATGATTAACGATAGTTATTTGACTTGCCTGAATAATAATAAATATTTGATTATCATCGCTCTTGATGTATCTCTTACCTGAAATAGGAGAGATTAATAGAACACTGTCTTCTTGGCAAATAAGTGCTTTACATACTGCAATGCATTCCTTTTCATATGCACTAGGTTCTCTAGTATCACGTGGTGCAAAGATACGCAACCACTTAATTGCAAGAAGCTGAAGAATTCTTCTAATTGTGTGTTTCATATTATTCAAATTCATCGAGGCGTATTTCAGATTCATCATCTAAAATTGCGATAACTTCGTTCGACATGATTATGTAATGTGGTTCACCTTTATAATTGAGTTCAAGCCCGGCATAACGATTATGCAGGATAAGATCTCCAGGTTTTACTAACATTGGGTTATTGACTGAACCATCTCCGCATGCAATAACAGTCCCAACATTTGGTCGTTTTACAGCTTTCGCAGGCAGCATAATGCCGCTTTGTGTTTTGGTTTCTTTTCCTTTTGGTTTAACTAGGATTCTTTCGTATACTGGTTTCATAATGTAGATAAATTATTTTTAAGAGCTACAAATTCCTTTGCATGGAATTTAAGCGGTTGATATTCGTTAAAGAACGATACTAGGACGTCTTGGATTTCATCTGGGAAAACTTTAGTAGTTAGACGTATTATCTTAATATTAAAGAGTAAGTGGTCTCTAAGTTCCTTAATTTTATCCAAATCCTTTAGTTTGTTTACTATACTAACTTCTTCTAATACTGTTAAAATAAATTCTTCATTTAAGTCATCCAATAGTGAAATTAATGATTCTCCAAACTTTGACTGAAGCGATTCAATGATTTTGGCGGCTTTTGCCGGAGATATATTCGTGATTTTCGGAATATGATCTGACTTGTCGCCTAATAGAATCTTAGTAAGAACTTCATGTGAAAGATCAACGGTTTGTTCAGCATAGTCTTTATTTATGAAAGATTTGATGATTTTATCAGTTGACGTTCCGGCAATATGCGCATCGTTCAATGAAAAGAAATCGTCAACTTCGTCATCTGCCATTTCTGGAATAAGAGTCGGTGGAACAAATATCTTTTTTGTTTTACTCATTTGTTTTGGAACGATAAGTAGAACGTTCTTATTTGGTATTCCAACTAATTGTTTTAAGTCCTGATCTACTGAATAAACGAGAATGTCTTGCGACAGAGTTTCACATAGATATGCGATTATGTCATCTCCTTCAGTCCCTTTAAATCTGTAATGATTTACTCCACATTTTTCATTTAGCACAGGAATGATTACTTGTTGAAAATAATCAAAAAAGAGATAGTGATGGTCATCATATTTTCGGTTTCCTTTGTACTTAAATTCTACTGGCGCAGAAGTCGTCGTAAATGTTGACTTTTCAAAAAAGGAATTAATATATTCCTTTCTCCAGCTTTTTGAATCAAAAACAAAATGCACGCTACCGAGAGATGTCCCAATAGGTGCAATTAGTGAATTTAAGTAGGTAAAACTAAAGTTTCTAAATGAAACTCGGATATGCTCCTTAAGCATAAATCCGCCATCATTAAATAAATCGTTGACATAATATGCATCAGCGGTACGCTTGTCCTTCATTGCAAGCGATTTAGTTACGCTAATTGCAACATTTATGAAGGCATTTCCATCAACTATTAAATCCATGTGTTATTCTTGTTTTACTGGGTCATTACTCTCTTGAACTGGTTTAGAATTTTTACGGATCGTACGAACGGCATTTGCCACAACTTCAGATTCTAAAATATTGAATGCACCTTTTGCTTGAGCAAAATTAGCAGACGCTATTAAAACAAATAGCGCCTGACTAAGATTCATATTGTGAATGAAATTTTCATACGATTCCTCATCCTTATAAGCTATAGTACCAAATAATAGATTGGTTTTCAATTGCTCATCATTTAGTTGATTTTGTTCAACCTCAGGTGTTGATTCGGGTTCGTTTGACATTTATTCTGATTTTTTTATAGGTCTTTAAATAAAGCATCGTATTCATCATCGGTTGCAGTGGTTGCAGCCGGTGCAGATGAAGCACTTTGCGATTTTTCAGCAGCAGGCGTCGGAGTAGATACGCTAGTTCCAAAGTCTAAGTCTTCTTTAACTGCAGAAGTTGGGTTATTTGACTTATTTGGTCTCATTTTTCCACGAACTAAGGCATTCATCTTTTGGTCTTTGCTCTTTTCAAGAATCATGTCCAAAATAGGTCTTTGTGGAATAGCTGCAATAATCGCTTCTGCTACTTTTTCAAAAGTTTCTTCAGTCCATTCTTGGTGGTAATACTCATCCATTTTTGGAGTATTCTTCAGTAAGAACTCATTAACCAATTTGATTGATTTTTCCTCGTTCTTAACTTGAACTAGTTTATCACCAATTTTAAAGATAAATGGAGTTACTTCATCCATGAATTTACATTTTGACCAGTCTCTGAAATCTTTGGTCTTTTTACCAACAATACATAAGAAGTCTTTTCCTTCAAGTAAATGGTAAGGATTAATTTTCTTAATTCCTTCAAGTCCTTCTAATTCTTCAGGATGCATTTGCGCTTCGATCACTTGATCGATTTGATTTCTGAATTTAAAG